CTACGAGAACAGCAAGGAACTGTACACCGCGGATACCGTGCTCCTGCCGGTGACGACGTACCGTTTCCTCGCTCGCCAGCGTGTTGGAGACAGCACGTCCGACACCTTGCTCGGGGCCTTCCTGAAGGAGGCTGTGGACGTCCAGCGCGTGATTCCTTGGTACCCGCTAGAAACCGCAGGCGCGTCGAGTGTCAAGCGTGGTGTTGCGTTCGACTCGAATTCTGAGGAGGCGCCGCGTATCGTCATCCCGCAGGAAATGACTGACATGCCTCCGGCCATGAAGCTTTACGGCTACGAGGTGGGTCAGACGATGCGGACCGCCGGTGTGTTGATCGAGAATCACAACACGCTGGCATACATCGACGGGATCTAAATGTCAGTGGATGCCGCCGGTTTTCTCTTGCTGTATCCGGAGTTTACACCGGCGGGAACCGCGCTCATTACTGCCAAGATCGCAGAAGCCGAAGAGCAAGTGTCGGACACTTTCGCAACCGACCGACGTGATTACATCGTTGCGCTTCAGACAGCTGCAATCTTGGCAGAGTCCCCTCAGGGCCGCAACGCAAGGCTAGATCCGAAAGGCCGGAATATCTACGCCGAGCGTTTGCAAGACGAGCAATGGGCGCATGCTTGCGCCTTCAACCGGATTGGGTAATGCCGATTCGTGACAACAAATCTCCCCGGTATAAGACACTAGAAAGACTCGGTCGGCGCGGCCAGATCCAGGATACCATTACGACCGGCATTCATGGTCAAGAGGGTGGGGAAGAACACCCCGGGGGGATTTCAGTTGCTGAGATCGGCAGCATCCACGAGTTTGGCCTGGGTGTCCCGGAACGCTCATTTGTGAGGGTATGGTTTGACGAAAACAAGTCTAGACTTCCAGAGGCTATTCGAGTCGAGCTCGAAACCGCAATCGCGCAAGGTAACCCGCGGCTCGCAATCGAACGGCTCGCAATCACGATACAGGCCTCTATCCAGCAACGTATCTCGAACGGGATTGATCCGGAACTCGCAGAAAGCACGATCCTCCAAAAAGGCAGCTCCACCCCGTTGATCGATACGGGTGTCTTGCGGTCATCGATCATGACTCGTTCGACAAGTGGAGCCGAAGCGAAGTGAACACAGTAGACGTCTTTGCCGCCATCAAATCTGCTTTCGTGGATGCGGTAGGACACAGCAACGTCTACTGGAAAGATGAAGACAACAGCGGAAACTGGGCTCCTTACAACGTCTCAAAGGTGCTGCTGCAAACTACGTCAATTGTCAAAGAAGCCGACCCGAGAGAAGAGCAAGACACAGATGAGGGGGAGACTGTCATGTCGTGCTCCTATGTGTTCACTGTCACGGCTACCGCCGAGGATTTGCAGAACACAGGTCAAGCAATGCAGACACTCTTGACTGCTCGCAACCGTTTCGAGTTTTCAGAATTCCGGGACACCTGGGCAGCGAACGGGATTGCGATCGTAGATCTCCCGCTGTCCCCAACAAGACTCAACTACACACAAGACCGTCGGATCCTAAACGTCGTGGCCTTTGACGTCCAGATCCGGGCGGTTGTGACTGACACTATCGACACCGTATCTTACCTGATCGAGCGGGTAACCGGTGAAGGAACACTGATCCCTGGGGACGTTCCAGTCCCGTTTGACGCAGACGCGAGGTAACTCCCTATGGCCAACGTTAGCGAAATCATCAACGTCTCTATCACCGTTCAAGACGCAAGTGCGACGGCGGAGAACTTCGGCACGATCATGATCCTTGCCGACGCGCCTTTTCTTGCCGGTACGGTGCAAACCTACGACTGTAATCCCGACGGTCTTACCGCGATGGTTACCGCCGGATTTAATCTGGGCGACGCTGCGAAGCTTATGGCGGACATCATGGCGCAGCAGAACGCCACGGTCCCGTCGTTCAAGGTGTTCAGTCGTAGCAACTCGGAGAGCCAGTCTGTCAACGTGACGCCCACGAATACGACCGAAGGCTATGAGTACTCTCTTGGGGTTCGCGGCGTCAATGGTACGGTTACCACTCTCGAGTACACTGTGCAGGCCGCGGACACCGTAGCGGATGTTATCGACGGGTTGATCGCCAGCGGCACCCCTAACGGCGTGACTTTCACCGATAACACGACGGACTTTGATATCACTCCGACCGCAAGTGGCACCCGGTTCCACCTTAGCGGGATCGACACCGCGCTAACCGTAGTGGACGAGTCCACGTCCGGAGATATCGCGGCTGACTTGGCGCTCGCAATCGCGGCCGATCCGGATTTCTATGGTGTGCTGATTGACTCCAATGAGAAGTCCGAAATCGTAGCAGCTGCTGCATGGTGCGCAACGAACAAGAAGATCATGCTTGGTCTCTCGTTCGACAGTGAGATCGCTAACAGTGGTGTGAGCGACGACGTTGTTAGCACGATCGTTGCGACGTCCAACAATTACGCGAACGTGTTCTACACTTACGACCACGACGGTTACGTGAATGCGGGCTTGCTCGCAAAGGCGTTCGCGAAGGATCCCGGGTCTTCGACTTGGGCGCACCAGACGATCTCCGGCCCGACTGTGGATCCCTTCACCGCGACGGTGCACGCGAATGTTCGCGCGAAGAACGCCCAGACCTACGAGACTTACAAGGGTCTCAATCTCACCTATGATGGTTCAGCTGCTAGCGGTCGGTTCTTCGACATCACCCGCGGCACGGATTGGCTTCAGTCGATCATTGAAAGCGCACTAATCAGCTTCATTGCGAATCAATCGGACGCGAGCAAGGTTAAGTTTACCGATGTTGGGATCGGGCAGATTGAAGGCGTCATCCGTGGGCAGCTCGCACTCGCGGCCGGTGTCGATTTCATTGAGTCTGACTTCACTGTGAGCGTCCCCAAAGCCGCGGACGTCTCAACGGCTAACAAGATTGCGCGAACCCTCACGGGTGTAACGTTCGAGGCTAACCTCTCTGGCGCTATTCACAGCGTGACCGTGCGCGGCACGCTTGTCATCTAAGGAGCCTGACCAATGGCGGAAACTAAAGTCTACGATCTCAAGGCCGTCACCATGGTGTTGGCTGACATTCCAATCACTGACGGCCTAGGCGAAAATGACGTGTTGGCCATCACTCCTGAGGGGGACGCTTTCGGTGATAGCATCGGGGGCGACGGTGAGGTTTGCCGCCATGCTACGCATGAGCGGCGTTACACCCTCGAGCTCACGCTCATGAATAGTTCAAAGCATCACCAACAGCTCGCGGCACTCCACGCCGCGGACGTGTCTACTACTGGAGGTAGTGGTGTCGGTGCAGGGTTCGTGAAAGACAACAACGGCGCAACGATCATGGCTTGGGCGCAATGCTGGGTTGCCAAGGCGCCTGACCTCACGATTGCGAAAGAGCGCGGTGAATCCACGTGGAAGTTCCGAGCCGTTGCAAGTCCGGCTACTGTGATTCAAGGCGGCAACTAATCCGCCTAAGCGGGCCATCAAGCGCGCGGAAAGGGAATCGTGTCTGAGAAAGTCGAATTCGAACTAAGTGGAACCAAGTTCAGGAACACGCCGCTAACTGCTACTGAGAGTCTGAAAGCACTAGACCTGATCTCTGAAAAAGTTCTCCCTATGTTGGCATCAATGGGCGGGGATATCGACGAGAGCAAGGTCTTTGCTGGTATCGGCAAGGCGTGCGGTGCGCTTCCGGAGATCTATAGTCTGTTCGTGAGTCACTCTGAGTTTTTCCGGGTTCAGAGTGATGGTACCGCAGGGTGGGTGTCTCTGAAACCTTTCGCGGATGAGACCTTTCGGCGCAAGCCCGCACTACTGCTCGCTTGGATCTCACAGTCGCTACTCCTCGAGTTCCGTGATTTTTTCTCCGAAAGTGGCCGGAACCTTATCGGGGAGACGGCCAACGGTTGGACCTCCCTGATGGGATCGACTGGCGAATCTGGCGTCTAGTCACAGATGAGAGAATCCCGGATGGGCTACTAGTAGTAGACCGGTATTCAATCATCCAAATCTTTGAGGCACATGCAGTCCTAGACGCCTTGGACCGTGCCGAGGAACGAGCCAGGCGGGAAGCTGAACGGTAGTCCGCGCTTCCCGCTCGTGGTAGGGTGAGCTATGGCCCTGAGAGAGCTGCTAGCGTACTTTCGGATCAATGTGGCCACGGGGTCACTAAGCCGGGCGAACGCGCAAATCAACGCTACTAAGGCGAGCACGCAGGGTCTATTCACGCAACTCGGGCGTTGCGTACCGCGTTCCTGGGTTTGGGGGCAGTGCACGCAGCTCGGCGCATTGGTCAATTCGTGACTGAGACGCTGGACGCCGCGGATGCTACGGCCAAGATGGCAGACAGGTTGGGGCTAACGCTAGAGGAACTTCAAACTTTTGAAGGGTTCGCGGTCACGGCGGGCAGTAGCGCGAAGGGAATGGCCACAGGGCTCCGGACACTAGCAAAGAATGCCGAAGATTTTCGCACGGGGACAGGTGAAGCTGCCGATGCTTTTCGCACACTAGGGATCGAAGTTGAAGGCGCGGGCGGCCAGCTAAAGCCGTTGGGCGATTTGACAGAGGAGTCATTTACCAAACTCGCAGAAATGGAAGATGCCACGCAACGTGTGGCATTTGCACAAAGGTTGTTTGGGCGGTCCGGTACTGAATTGTTGCCTAACCTTAGAGGCGGGGCAGACGCTGTTAGGGAAAACATCAAATACGCGAAAGAGCTTGCCGTTGTTTTTGACGAAACAGGATCACGGACTTCTGAGCTGGCCAATAACGAGCTGTATGTTTTCCAGCGCCAAATGCTGGGCTTGCGTTTTCAACTGGTCAAGCTGTTTTTACCAACACTTCGCAAGACTGTCATGTCCTTTGCTCTAGCCGCCAAGCGCGCCCGAGAGTGGGCCGCGGTTAACAAAGGCACATTGATGGGTGCTCTCAAGTCAGCCGGACTAACCGCGTTCTTGGGCACGCTTGGCGCGATCGTGAAACGCTTTGGGGGTATCCGTGGTGTTATCCGTGCAATCATGCCATGGGTGAATCGGTTGTTCTTCGCGTTCATGCGGTTCATAATCCCGTTCCTAATCATTGACGATTTCTTCGCTTTTCTTGACGGTCGCAAGTCCGTTATCGGCACATTGCTCCAAGAGTTTGGGCTTGTAGATGACGCCGTCAAGTCCGGCAAGGAACTAAAGAAAGCGATCCAGAGCTGGATTCCAGCGATCAAGAAAGCGATTGCCAGCATCACAAGATTCTTCACGGAATCTGCGATCGGCTTTGGCGCCTTGATGAATCTGTTCTTTGATGGGAACAAGGATAATCAGGCCATCTTTGAAAGCACATTCGCGAAGAACACCAACACAATTCAAGCCTTCTTCGACTGGATCGGGACCAATATCACGTCATACCTTTATGCCCCGTTTAAATGGGCGCTCGAGGGGATTAGTTGGTTGTTTGTGTGGCTTGCAACGGGCGCGCTTCGCATCATCCAAGGCATTGGTTCGGTTCTAACTCAGGTTTTCACGGGCGCTATCCGCATCGTTGGTAACGCGGTTGCATGGCTGGTGTCGTGGATTGATATGTTGTTTGGCACCAACCTGGCTGGCGCCGTGAAGGGCGCAACCGACAACATTGTCAAAGGGTTTGATAGTGCGTGGAAGAAAGCGAGTGCTGGGATCTCGGGCCTAGTCAAAGAGATCCAGAACACTGGCAGGATGATCAAGAATCTGATCACAGACCCTATCGGTGAAGCTGCCAAGATCGCGACAGGTAGCACGGACGAAGAATTTGAAGCGAACATTGCCTCGATCAATGAGATGAATCGTAAAGCAGCCGCGCAACGTTCGGCGAGGCGATCGGGCCAGGCTATCACCGTCAACAACAATCAACAGACCACCGTGCAAGTAACACCTCCCCCGGGCGCTGGTGTCGGTGGTTTCGGGCGGGCGATCGCAGCGGGTGTAGCAAGGTCTAACGCAGCACAATCTAACAAGGCAACACTGGCGGCTGTGCGATGACCAAAACGCTTCTCACATGGGAGGATGATCTCGGGATCGAGCATCTTGTAAAGTGCGATGCGATCATCAACTTTCGCGACACACGCGAGAGTGAAATCACGCAACACCCGATCGAGAACGGGTCCACAATCTCAGATCACATCATTCACAAGCCTCAGACCCTAAGTGTCGAAGTGCATCACTCCAACGAACCGATTGCACCGGATACAGGTTACACCCGCAAAGCTCTTGACTTGAAGGTCGCTAAGAACACGTTTAAGCCACAAGGGTTGTTCGCGCTTCACTCCGCGGCGGGCGCTCTTGTAGGGAGCATCCTAGGCCAGAAAAAGCAAGGAAAGCCTTACATCCTCCAACCCGACGACGACACCAATCGAATCCTAGAACTGCACGACAAGCTAATAGAAGCGTGGCAACAGGGTTACTCGCTTTCACTAGATCAGTACGGGCGGAGCTACACGGATTACGTTCTCAACATGGTGGAGTATATCCGGGAGGGGCAAGGCCGTGGCGGACTAGCGATCTTCAGACTTGAGTTCAAAACGCTTCGCACGGTCAGCACCGCGACCACGGAACTACCGGACCCAGCGGACCTTCACGCAAAGCCCGCAACTGACAGGGGTCAGAAGCCCGGCAAGCCTGCTGGCGGAGATCCGGAGGATGTGGTCGAGCCCGGATCACTTGCGTATCAAGCAATCTTTGGGAAGTCGGGCGCTGGTGCCGCGTTCTCGGGGGCGATTCGATGATCGAGCTAGATCTTTTGGCGGACGGGTCCGAATACGACTACACCCAAACCACTGTGTTGGACGGCGTGGCCGTCGTGTTCCGTGTTCAGTACAACTCTAGACGGGAATGTTGGACGATATCACTTGAACTGGAAGATGGTACATCGTTGATCTCTGGTCAGACTCTCGTGCTCAATACGGACTTGTTAGCCCGTTGCTTTGTGGATGGTCGCCCCCCGGGTAACTTGTTTGCGGGGACGTACACCGCTACGGCCGAGACCCCAGGCCTTACCGGTGTAGGTGGCCAGGCTAACGTGAGATTGTTTTACGTTCCTGTTGATGAGCTGGAGTGATGGCTGATCTCAAGAAACGCAAGCTGAAACTACAGCTCGGTAACATTGAAGTCGAAGCGACGACCGGCGCGCTATCGTTGCGAGTAGTGTTCGACATTCAACGTGATGAGAAGCCATACCCCAATCAGGGCAACATTCGAGTCTACAATCTCAACGAGAACCACCGCGACGCACTCACCAAAAAGTCGGACATTACCGCGATTCTTGAGGCGGGCTACGAGCAAAACGCGCAACAGATTTTCTTTGGTTCGGTGAGGCGAGCGACCACGACGCGGGAACCGCCGGACTACATCACGCAAGTGGAGGCTGGCGACGGGGAGAAGGAACTTCAAACCGCGACAATCAATAAGTCGTTCGCCAAGGGGACGCCTGTTAGCGCTGTGCTAATGGCGCTTGCGAGTGCGGCAGGCTTGGGTGCTGGTAACGTCCCGTTGTTCACTGCGACCGCGGCACTCCCTAACGGTAAGACGCTCACAACTCCGATCACTCTTTCGGGTCCGGTAGTCGAAGAGCTAGCAAGTTTCTGCCGTTCGCTTGGGTTGTCATTCAGCATTCAAGGGGGGGCGCTCCAACTATTGGATGTGGGGACCCCCGTGCTTCCCGGTACCGCGGTTGTGCTCAGCCCTCTCACAGGGTTGATCGGCGCGGCCCGTCTGGATGTGGATCGCGAAACGGGCAAAACGATCTGTGTGGCCCGCTCCCTACTCCAACCGCAAATGGTTCCCGGAACGTTGTTCGTGGTGCAGTCCGAAACAGTCAACGGGAATTTCGCAGTGCGGAAGTCTCGCCACTACGGAGACACTCACGGGAACGATTGGTACGTGGACGTTGAAGGGGTCGAGATCTAGTGGCAGACGTCGATCAAGTCACCGAACCGACGCTAGCCGAAGTCATCTTTACGGCCGTGGAGCGTAAGCTTAGAGGGGTTCACACGTGCGCGCCCGGGAAAGTGGTAGCTTACGACCCCACCACGCAAACCGCTACAATCCAGCTCACGGTTAGCGTGGAAACCGCGCCGGACAATTTCGAAGTGGTCCCCCCACTAACGGAAGTCCCTATTGCACAACCCGTCACGGCTACTCACTATCTACACCTACCTATCGCTCCCGGTGATGCGGTCCTAGTTCACTTCTTTGAAAGCGACCCTTCCGAGTGGCTCACGAAGGGGCTCACGGGTGCGCCTCCCGTCAAGCGTAGGCACGGGTTCTTTCCTGTCGCGACCCTGGGGGCATCGCCGCTTGCCCAACGCCTCACGGCGGCGCAATGCCCGGCAACGGCAGCCGTCCTCGGGAGTCGTACCGGCCCGCAAGCTTTGGTCGGACCTACACAAATTCAGCTTGGGAGCTTGACCGCGGTCGATCCTGTGGTGTTAGAATCCAAGGTCAAAGCTGCGGTCGCGGCGTCCGTTGCCGCAGCGGTAGCAGGGCTTACACCTCCGAGCAACCCTGCACTGAAGGGGGACGTCGCAACAGCGTTTAGCACTTTCGGGACCACGTTTGCAGCGGCATTGATCGGAGCGCTAAAGGTGCAAGGGGAATAATGGCAGCTGCTATCGTCTCAGGAGATATCGGGATCTCAGCAGACGGCACGACCGTTCGCTTGGCTAGTGGTCCAGAGCTAGCACGTGATCGACTACATATCGCCTTTAACATGGCGAAAACAACCTACCGTTTCGATCAGAACGCGGGCTTTCCCTATCAGAAGATCTTCGAGCTCCGGGGTGAGGATGAGATCCTACTAGCTCAATCCGTGTTCACACGTTGGCTGCTAGACTTTGATTTCATCGTGGCCGTAGATAGTGTCACCGTCACATATGACAAGACCGCGCGCGAGTACTCGATCGCATTCGTCGCAACTAGTACTTACGGGCGCATTGACGAAACCTTTACATTCGGGGTGATGGTCCCATGAGTGGAGTAGTCGCGACCGGCTTTGACCGGAAGACATACGAGGAAATATCAGACGAGATCAAGGCAGAACTCAAGAGGTCGATCGACCCTAGGCTAGTGTTGACGAACGACACTGCATTAGGGCAGATCGTGGATACGTGTTCCAATCAGCTCGCGCTGGCGTGGGAAGTCCTAGAAGAGTGCTATCATGCTTTCGACCCTGACAACGCTACTGGGCAAAGGATGGTCGCACTAGCAGAGCTCACGGGCACAACGCGCAAGGCCCCCACTCAAGGTGTAGTGCCGGTTACGGTGAACCTTGACGCTGGGACGTATGCCGCTAACACCTTGATTGCACACGAGGACGGCAACGCGGATAATCGCTGGTATAATCTCAATGAGATCGTGTCTACTGGCGGCAACGTGGCGGCCACCTTTGTGAGTGAGGCTTTCGGATCGAATACCGAAGTCGCTTCCGGCAAACTAACAGAGATCGCTGAAACCGTAGTAGGCTGGAACTCCGTTACGAACACGTCCGACGCGACCCCGGGCGACGATGAGGAAACGATTGAAGAACTCCGTATTCGGCGAGAGGATGAGCTAGCAGCGGCCGGCAGTGCAACGCTACGCGCGATCGTGGCAGAAGTCAGCGCGATCGATAACGTCCAAGACGTCGTCGGATTTGAAAACACGTCCGACATCACTGTTGGGGTAATCGGACCGCACGGCATCCGGATTGTGGTTTGGGATGACGCCAGCGCGGCAGACGACGATATTGCGCAAGCGATCCTTGACGGAAGAGCGGCCGGGATTAAATCATACGGGGCGGAGTCAGGAACGGCTACGGACTACGACGGATCACTGAAAACGGAGGCTTTTGATCGAGCGGATGAACTGACCGTTCAAATCAACTGTGTCGTCTCGTCGGCTACAGGTGTAGCGGCCGCAGACGTCAAGCAAGCGCTACTGTCAGGTTTCGGCACAGTGAATGATGCGCAAGATGCAAGCCGCAAAGAGATCGGCCAGGACGTAATCTATAACGCACTAGTCTCCGCGCCGTTCACTGTTGATGGGGTGGACGACACCACGACATTCCAGATACGCTTTACTGGTGACGCTTGGGGGACATCGAATTTGACGGTTGACACGGATGAGATCGCGACCCTGGCTTTGGCTGACATTACGGTGACCGGTGACGTTAGTTAAGAATGATCACGTGGTCCGTGACGCGGTCCTAGACCTAGGGGTTAGCCTATGGGGTAAGCCCAGGATTGCGTCTATCGTTTTCGCGATCTCGTATCAGATCCAACTGCTAGAAGACGCGATCTTTGACGTGCTAGAGAAGCGCGTTATTGACGTCGCAACAGACGCGCAACTGGAAACCCTAGGGGATATCGTTGGGGAGCCTAGGTACGGCCGGACGGATGCGGAATACCGCGTTGCGATTCGTGGTCGCATCTTGGCGAACCGTTCCAAGGCGACTCGGGCTGATTTACTGAAGTTGTTAGAGCTTATGCGACCGGGCGTCTCCTACATGATGCGTGAGGGCAATGCATCAATTGAGATCCTATCAGACTCCACAGACCACGATCTGGATCGGGAAGTTGTGGATTTCCTCAACTCCGCGAGAGCGGCCGGTGTTGACCTCGTAATGACCGCCCCTACAGATACGGATGACGAATTCCAATTCGGCCCTTACGGGACCGTGGAAGCATCCAACACTAAAGGATTTTCGTCTAACGCCGCTACGTCAATCGGCGGTAAGCTAAGGTTCGTGCTATGACTAGACCCGCAGTAGACCCCCAGAGCTTTGCGACCGGCACTAACTACTCGGATCCCGGTCAGCCGTGGGACGGGCAACCTACTAAGGTGGACCCGACGGCGTACCGCGTTAGCGGTTGGCTGCCGGGCTACAAGCCCGCCGCGGAGTTTTTCAACTACATCACTAATCAATACTACCTTTGGTTGGACTACTTCCGTGAGATTGTCGATGCTAGGGGATACATAGATGACCAGGGTGTATTTCTCGCCGATCAAATTGCGAGTCTCTATAACTTAAACACTATCGATTTCACGGGTACCGACACGTATTGCGCAAACTATACAGGTGAATTTTGGCTCGTAGGGGGCGACGATACCGCAGGCACTCCAGAGATTTGGGTGATTGATGGGGGACGCGCAACTTATGCTTGCTCAGGCGTCACTGCCGGCTCGTTAGACACAGTCACTGTCGTATCTTCGAATTCCGGCACGACGATTGCTGGTGGCATTGTTTCTTCCGCTGTTACCGACAAACTGCTACGATCAGAGGGAGGGCTGGCATTTACCGCTGTCGATGTTTCAGTGTCGGACAGCAAGTCTGTGCGAGCTATAGGTAAGATCGGATCGACTTGGTGGGCACTACTCGACACAGGTGCTGGAGGTCTTGCCGCAGAATACTCAACTGACGATGGCCTCACCTGGTCCGCGGGCACCCTCTCAGGAGGGGGTTATATCCGCAATCAGCATCATGGCTCCGTTGCGAGCGATGGCACGACGGTCGTTGCGATTGATAGATCCACCCCTCAAGCTTTCACGACTTCTGACGGTCAAACTTGGACGGCTAGGACACTCCCGACACCCACAGGGGCGTGGTGGAGCGTAGTCTACACACCTTCTTACGGCTGGATTGCTTTTCCCTCTGACGTCGCTGATACGCCCGCGGCATCCACTGACGGTATTACGTGGGCAACATCTTCGACGGCAACACTACCATCTGGATGGTCTTACGGTCCGACAGCGACATTCGCTTATGGGGATTTGATCATACTCATGATCGAAGGTGCTCTGTACTATTCGACGGACGGTGCTGTAACTTGGACCTTTGCTCGTTACTACAGCAGTACATCCAGCCGTCTTTGTTTCGACATTGGTAGATTGGTCGAATGTAACGACGAAATCGTGAGCATCGCACCTCGCGTCTAAACCCTAACTGCCGGGTGGCTCCCGGCAAGGGGCGAAATTGCTAGTTTATCCGCAACTGAAACGACCCGACGTTTGGACGGAGTACAATACCGATCTGATTGCAGGTCTTGTGCAACTGGATTGGCTGGAGACTCACGACAAGTTCAGCGTACCGTTGTTCGGGCCGTACATACTAAAGCCCAATACCAAACGCGCAAATGTCAACGTCCAGCACATCACGCACCTAGCGCTGGACTTTGACGACTTGTCGGACGAGCAAGCTGATATCACACTGCGTGCACTAAGTGAATGTCTAGGAGTTGCGTGGTCCACGTTCAGCTGGCCGTCAGACAAACCAGGTTGGCGTTTTCGGGCCGTCCTAGCGCTGACCCGACCCGTGGCCGCTAGCGAGTGGAAAGCGACGTTCCGGCGCATCCTGACGCGATTCCCGCACGCTGATCAGCAGTGCAACGATCCCTCCCGTGCGATGTTCCTTCCGTCATGCCGTCCGGGTGCACCACGTTGGCGGCAGGTCTTTACGGGTGAACCGATTGACCCTGCTGTTGTGGCCACTCCCCCGGTTGCTCCAAATCTCACGACCTTCACCGCGCCGATCCCGCATGAGATTTTGCACAGGATCCAGCAAAAATGGTGGAAGTCGAATGATATCAAAAAGGCCACGATCGCCAGTGCTCTTAGGCTCGCGATTGATGGTGCGCCGTTCGCCCGAGAGGAGGATCACAACAGGAACGTCACCGCGTTTGATCTGGTGTGCGCGCTAGTGCGAGAGATCAAGAACGTCTCAGCAGAAGCGATCGTAGCAACGCTCAAACCATCGCTCGACCTAATGAAGGAGCCGACACCAGAGCAAGTTTTTCAGATGGTCGCCCGTGCGCAGGAGTATCAAGCTGCTGCACACCAAGCGGAGTCAGCGTCGGAGCAGGCTGCGCAAGCGTCATCCACTACGCTCCAACCTATCACGCTGCAATACTTGTCAGGAATGAATTTCGAAGATCCCATTAAAGCTTTGGTGTTTCAGCGTGATGCGGATTATTGGGTCTTTGCTCCGAGCGATTCGGAAGGGTTTCAATACATCGCTTGCTCCGCCGAGGGATTGACGCGGCAGTGCCAAGACAAGTGGGGGCGCCTCGGCGTTCGTCTGACATATCAGGATGGTGACAAGGTCAGAAAGCTCAAGGGGTCGGACATCGTAGAGACATACGGTACGCCCATTGAGAGCGTCCTACGCTCATTTGAAGTCCAGGAGCCGGGCATGCGTCGCAAAGGGGCTAGGCGTTCGCTAGTGCTGCCTGCTGCAAGACGTAACGTGGACTACGATCCGGAGTTCAGCGTGGAGGTGGATCACTGGCTCAGCCTATTGGGAGGGGACAACGCCAATAGACTTAAGGATTGGCTCGCGTTGGCGTGCTCCACTACGCGACCACTCGCTGCACTCATGATGATAGGAGCACCCCACACTGGTAAGTCTTTGCTCGCGAAAGAGTTTGCACGGATCTGGACCGAGGAAGGCCCGCCGTCATTCCAACGCGTGCTAGGTGACGCCGCTTTCAACGACGACATGTTGCGCTGCCCTGTCGTACTGGCGGATGAGAAACTACCGGGAGACAACTCTGGCAGGGTCCGTAGTGAGGAAATCCGCGACTTCCTACAGCGCGGCCGCCACCAGATCAATGCCAAATTCAAGGCACTCGTGCACCTTGAGGGCTACCCCAGACTGATAGGCACAGCCAACGGCGACAAGATTCTAGACCTGGGGTCAGATAACCTGACCCCGGAAGATCTCGAAGCGATTCAGGCTCGTTTGTTCGTGCTCCGGGTTCGGCGCGCAGCAAGGGATTATCTGGACTCGATTGATGTGGGGGAGTGGATCGAGAACGCGACGATTACGAGGCACATCCTTTGGCTAGAAGCGAACCACAAGGTGGAATATCAAGGGGCATACGGGATCCCGGTTGACGCCACGGAAGCCACTCCTTTGATCGTCGCACAAGGTTTGCGTAGTTCAGTTTTGGAATGGCTTGTCAAGTTTTTGTTGAAGCCAAATGCCGCTCAGATCCGGGCGGGGATAGTGGATGATCGTCTAGCAGTGAGGCTGTCTGATCTCGAACATCACTGGAATGTCTTCAGCCATGCCCGTAGGCCTCGAATTGATCGCCTCGCGTCAGTTTCGCGGATTTTCCCGGACAGTGGCGAGGGATTGATCGTCGTGCGTCGAAGGGACTTGACAGACTGGGTCCGAGCTGCAAACTATTGTCCGACAGCGGAGGTCGTAACGGCCTTCGACGCATTCGCAGAAGCACAGCGCCAAGGGCTTAGCGTCGTGCATTGAGAAAGGGTAGAACATGATTATTGTGGGTGAAATGTATCGCTACGTCGGTACGGCGGTCGCGCTGGCCGAAAAGGAACGGAGCCCTCTGGTACGGGTTGTGGGTAAAGTTAAAGGTGAGCCTTGCGCGTACATCGTCGAGCGTCAGGACGTTAGTTTCATCGTCAACGAGGCAAACTTGGTGAGGGTGTGATGTCAACAACAAGTGGTTTCGCGTTGACTGCATGATCTCAGCTAGCCAAATCTCCGCAGCGTGCGGGTCAGGGTCCCGTCGGGGTTGCCCTCGCAAATGGGCGTTCAAGTCAATTGCGCACTTCCCCTATACCTCCGGCCCCGCGCTGCAATTCGGCCTGGACTTGCACGAGCAAGCCGAGAACTGGCTACGCGATGGGACGCCACCTGATCTATCCGCCCCCGGGCGGCTGTTTCTTGAGGGCATTCCTTACCTTCCACGGCCGGGCGAGTGCCTTGTGGAGATCGATCTCACGGGTCAGCCGAAACCGGTTGACGGTCACGGTAAACCATTAGTGATCGAAGGTGTCCCACTCATTGGCTATATCGACGTCCTAGGGACTAAGTATGAAAACCCTTGGGTAATCGACCACAAGTCAACCGGCAAGCCCGCCAACGCACTGACGCCTGAGACGTTGCGAGAGGACACCCAAGGGATCCTCTATCCGTTTGCGGCCATGCGTATGACGGACGCGGAGCAATGCTACGCTCGTTGGCTTTATTACCCGAAGAACAAAAGCCTGGTTTTCCCGGTTGATACGATTTGGAGTCGTGACGAAATCGAAACCAGCTTTCACGAAAAAATCCTCCCGAAGGCTAGGCTACTGCATGAAATCAAGCAACTCACGCCGAAGCTTGGTCCTGATCAAGTCGGCTTAAGTTGGGTTAATGGTGTGCCATGTGAACCCATGGCATGTGATTGGACGGGTCGCCAGTGTGATTGGGGCGATCTTTGCACGAGAAGGAACAGACAAACAATGAATCTCGAAGAATTGAAGGCACAACTAGCGCAGCAGAATCCCCAGGCCGCCGCACCTCCGCAGCAGCCCGTTCAAGTCGCGCCCCAGCCGTCACCGGCCGCACCGGTGCAGCTCCCGCTACAGGCCGCACCTCAAGCGCACCAGCCGCCCCCGCAGGTCCCTCAGGCTCCTCAGCAAGTCGTGGCGGTCAACCCTCCCGAGTACGCCA